TAAGATAAAGCAAGGCGAAAGCCGGGAGGGAACAAACAATGGAAATCAAGAGCATCAATACAAAGAAACTTTACTACGCGTCAAATAAACTCAGCACCATCGAAAGTAGAATTTATGCGGAGGTGGAAACGGCGCACAAGTTTATGTGCGAAGGGTTTATCACGGAGACTGAATTCGCGGCGATCAGAGCAGACCGCGAAAAGAAAATGGCACCGTATAAAGACGGAGCCGATCTGCTGACCCGCTTCGCGAATGCCGTGAACGCGCAGGTTTACATGGCCGAAACCGGCGATATCATGGCAGAGATGATGGTTGCGAATTCGGAGCCCGTTGAGAGTTTCGACCTTGAGGCTGTAAAAGCAGCCTTGCGCCGCGCGGCGGACCTCGACGACCCCATGCCTTGCTGAGAGGAGGGACACACATGAGCATCAGCATTGTTTCTGCTTGGGGTTGGGCAACCAACCCCGCATACAACCCCGACACCGCTAACAATGGCGGCGGCTACTGGCAGTTTGCCGGGGGCCTCGTGGCCGAGATCAACGGTCAGCTCGTCGCCGTCGAGGTCGACGATTCGTCGTGCGGCGACTTCGGCAGCCGCGTCTACGTCGACATCATTGCCGACGGCTACCATTGGCGTTATGCCGATGGCACGATGGGCGACGCGTCCATCGACGCGCCCGAAGAGGTTGCGGATATCCTTGCCTCCGCGTCCGGTGTCCTCGGCGTGGACGCTTTCGCGCTCGTCTGCGAGGCGCGCGAAGCGGCTGACCTCTGCGCCCGGCAGGAGGTGTGTTATGCCGACTGAGGCACAAAAACGCGCCACGGCAAAGTGGCAGGCCGAAAACATGACAAACGTCGCCGCCAGAGTGCGGCGTGAGGTTGCTGAAGAATTTAAGGCAGCAGCGAAAGAGGACGGGGCAACACCCAATGAGCTCCTGCGGGGCTGGATTGGTGAGTATATAAACAGGGAGGTATCTGATATGACAACCGAGCAGATTCAGGCGCTGGCGACGATCTTTGCGATTTGCCGCAAGGCCACAAATACACGGAGCCAGAGCGACATTGACAATGCGCAGCGTTTCCCCATCAAGTGGGCGACCATTATGGTCCGCAAGCTCCACGCGATGGGCAAGGCAACGGAAGATATCGACCGCGAAATCGCCGAACAGTACGGCAAAATTGACATCGAGACCTTTACCGACAACTTTGACAAATGCCTCACGCTCGAGCAGCAAGGCGTTTGGAGCCTCGCGTATTTTAAAGAGATGACAAGATAAGCAAAAGTGATGCAAAATTGAGGCACACAAAAATACGGGAAAGCCCATACTGGACACATCAAAGGAGTGTTCGGTATGGGCTTTTCTTATTTCAATCCGAATCCGGAAGGCAAGCAGGTCGGAGACTGTACCGTTCGGGCGATCTCAAAGGCGACGGGCAAGAGCTGGGATGAAACATACGTCGGGCTTTGCCTACAAGGGTTGAAGATGGGAGACATGCCGTCGGCGAACAGTGTCTGGGGCGCGTACCTCCGGCAGCAGGGATTTACCCGGAACGTTGTGCCGAACACATGCCCGGACTGCTATACGGTCGAGGAATTCGCAAGAGACCATCCGCGCGGTGTGTATGTACTCGCTCTATCAAGCCACGTCGTGTGCGTAGAGGACGGAAAGTATTTCGATAGCTGGGATTCCGGGAACGAAATCCCACTGTTCTACTGGGAAAAGGAGGATAAATGATGTTCGGACAACAGCCCTATGTGTATCAGCAGCCGATTTACAATCAGCCGCCCATGATGCAGGAACCAATGATGCGTCCACAGTATCAGCCTGCGCCGTCGATGCAGTATCCGACTCCGCAACCTCAGTCACAGCAGCCGAGCGGGGGACAGTCTATCATCTGGGTTCCGAACGAAAAGGCGGCAAACGAATTTATCGTCGCGCCAAATAACGCCGTCACGCTTTGGGATATGAATGCGCCGGTTGTGTATGTGAAGAAAGCCGACGCAAGCGGTAAACCAGCAATGACAACGTATGACCTTGTAGAGCGCTCTACAGCCCCTGTGAGCCCCACAGCGCCACAAACAGTTCCTATGGTGGAATACGTGACCCGCAAGGACTTTGACGAACTGGCGGCAAAGGTGGCGGCTCTGAGCGTCAAGCCCGTTAGAAAGGTGAAGGAGGCAGACAATGAATCCTCTGTTTAACGCGCTCGGCGGCGGGCAAATGCCCGGAATGATGGGACAGTTTCAAAATATGATGCGGCAGTTTCAGCAGTTCAAGCAGAGTTTTCAGGGAGACCCGAGGGCGGAAGTTGAAAAGCTGGTGCAGTCTGGGAAAATCTCGCAGCAGCAGTTGAACCAGCTACAGCAGATGGCTGGACAGTTTCAGCAGTTGATGCAGTAGTTCGGAAATTCCGAACAGGTGAACGGTCAAAATCGTGGCCACGATTGAGATAAATTTCAAAATCTACGAAAGGAGAAAACTATGAGTTTGAATGGCGATGGTATTCCTATGAACATGCCTGTAGTTCCGGCAAACTCGGACAGCGGCAACGGATGGGGCGGCGGTAATGGCTGGTGGATCATTATCCTGTTCCTCGCGATTTTCTGCGGCTGGGGTAACGGAAACGGCTTTGGCAATCGTGGAGGGAACGGCGGCGTTGTTGACGGCTATGTTCTGGCCTCTGACTTCTCGAACATCGAAAGAAAGATTGACAGCGTGAACAATGGTGTCTGCGACGGCTTCTATGCGATGAACACGGGGATGCTTAACGGCTTTGCCGGTGTAACGCAGGCTGTGACTTCCGGCTTCTCTCAGGCGGAGCTTTCCCGTTGCAATCAGCAGGCGGCGCTCATGCAGCAGCTTAACGCGATGCAGATGCAGGCGGCGAACTGCTGCTGCGAGAACCGCGCGGCGATCGCGCAGGTGCGCTATGATATGGCATCGCAGGCTTGCGACACTCGCAACACCGTGCAGAACACGACGCGGGACATCATTGATGCAATGAACTGCGGCTTCCGTAGCATCGACCAGCGTCTGACCGCGCAGGAGCTTGCAGCGAAGGACAGCAAGATTGCCGAGCAGAATCAGCAGCTCTTTGCGGCGCAGCTGGCGGCTTCTCAGGCGGCGCAGAACAACTACCTTGTGTCCACGCTCCGCCCGAGCCCGAGCCCGGCCTATGTGGTCGCAAATCCGTACTGCTGCAACAGCAGCTATAACTACGGCTGCGGCAACTGCGCTTAACTCCATAACGTAGAGCTTTTTCGTGATGTCACGAAAATGATCGGTTCCTTGCCGATACTCGAGAAACGCGGCGGGGCAATCTTCCCGCCGCTATTTTAATTGCCTCGAATTCGAGGCAGAAAGGAATGATTTTATGGCAGAATTTACGAATGTAAACATTCAGACAATTGCCGCCGGGCAGAACGTCCCTCTAATTTCCACGTCGGCTTGTGGCAAACCGTGTATCGTCCACCGTGACGGAAGCGGGCTTGTTACGCTTCGTGGGCTTACGCAGCAGTGTAAGGCGAAGTTCCGCGTATCCTTTGGCGCGAATATCGCCGTTCCTACAGGCGGAACAGTCGGAGCTATCACCGCTGCGCTCGCCATTAACGGGGAGGCTTTGAACAGTGCCACAGCGACCGTGACACCGGCTGCCGTTGAGAACTATTTCAACATCTACGTTTCCGCATTCGTGGAAGTTCCACGAGGATGCTGCCTGACTGTAGCGGCGAAGAACACCAGCGCCCAGGCGATCAACTTCGCGAATAGCAATATGATCGTAGAGCGCGTATCGTGAAAGGAGGATGCAATATGTATGATTTGAGAAACCTTCGGGAAATGCTCTGCAAAGAGCTGGACGAGATCGCCGACAAGCGAGAAATGTCCGCCGGTGACTTGGACGCTATCCAGAAGCTGACGAGTTCCATCAAGAACACCTACAAAATCGAAATGCTTGAGGACGGCGGCTATTCCCGCGATGGTGAGTGGGAAGCCGATATGCGCGGCACGTATGGGCGCGGCAGCTCTTACCGGGGCAGGCGTCGGGACTCTATGGGCCGGTATAGCCGCACCGACGCGCGGGAGCATATGCGCTCGACGCTGGAAGACATGATGCGCGACGCGGACGATGACAAAACGCGCGAGGCTATCCGGCGCTGCATGGAGCAGATCGACCGGGCATAGGGGGGACAGACATGCTGGATGAGGCCGAAATCCGAAAGGAAATAGCACGGCTGGAATACGAAGAATCCAGCTATCCCAATTATGCCAAGCTGGCGAACCTATATGTGATACGCGACAAGATGCAGGAAGAGGAACGGGGCGACGGCGGTAGGTATGTGGGTTACTACTCCGGCGCTCCCGCCCCTGTGACCGCAGAACCGGCTACTGTGGGTGAGTATGGGGACAGCGAGTTTTTGCTTGCGGTAGCCGGGAAAGACCCGGCGAAGGCTTGGACGGTCGTCGATGAACTTATGGACACATTATCGCTTGTGAACCGAAAAGTCTATGATTCTGTGCTTCGGAAAATAAAGTCCATGTAGCAAAAAAACAGAGGAGTCCCCTCGCATTGCACTTAATTTGTAGCATACAATGTAGCATACTGGAAATGATTTTATGTTACAGAGCGAGCCATAGCGTGATTTTTTGCTTTTTGAAAATACGCAGAAAACAGGGCAAAAAGCATAAAAAAGTACCGATTTTAGCTGTTTTCAAGCCAAAATCGGTACTTTGGCGCGGAAGGAGAGATTCGAACTCTCGCTCGCTTTTTAGACGACTACTCCCTTAGCAGGGGAGAAAAAACCATTGAAAACACTGGGGAAATTGACATTTGTAACATATTTTGTAGCATACATAATTCACTCTGGCGAGTCGTTTTGCAACTGATTTACGGCATCGACCATGCCTTTCATGTCCGGGTGTACGTACCGTTGGGTAGTCGTTATCTTCGTATGGCGCATGATTTCCTTGATCGTAAACGGGTCGATGTTTTTCATCGCGAGGGCTGTAGCTGTTGTATGGCGGCATGAGTAAGGTGGCAGCTTTTGCACTCCGGCAAGCTCCAAACACTCATAATATCTCTTGTAAAAATTATCTTTGTTTATACAGCAGATTTGCTTTCTTCGCATAGTTCATGCAGAACCGGCGCAACGAAATCCGGGAAGACCATAGGCGTTTCCTTCCGCTTCTTTGTCTTTATGCCGCCCCGGACGATCTCGTTTTTCTCAAAGTCAATCATGTCCTTCTTGAGTTTCAGAAGCTCGCCAGGCATCATGCCTGTATAGATCATCGTGAGGATAAAACCGACAAAATGATCTTTTGCATACGCTTCCCATAGCTTTTTTACGTCGGCGTCGGTAAACGGTTCCGGCGATTTTTCGTCTAGTTCCGGGAGCTTAATGTATTCCGCGAGATTGACAGTGGTCTGCTTTTCAGCAATCGCGAGGTTATAGCAGTGTGAAAGGACTGTTTTCATGTCCTTCCGCGTGTAATAGGTGCTGGCATTGCGGTCGATAGCATCCTGTATCTGTGAGATGGTGAGTGTGTCAATTTCGCAGTCGGCGAGCTCCTTCATGCGCTCGAAAGCTTTTTCTGCTGCCCCCTGCCGGTTCGCCGACAAGGACAGGTAATCTCCGCGCAGATACGTCTTGTAGTATGCTCTGAGTGTAGGGCTTCGCCGCTCTTCTTTCGGCGGGTTGGCGGCATATTGGAGCGCGGCGCGCTTTGACGTAAAGCCTCCCTTTGTCTTCATCTTTTGATGGAGCTTGTCGTTTTCGTCAAGGTACGTCTTTTCAGTCCACCGGGCAGTCCACGTCTTCCCACGCTGGTAAGCGCTTCCTTGCCCGTTCCCGCGTGTCCGGTTTCGATGCGCTTCCTGTTTTTTGCCGCACCAGCAGCAGTAGGGCGCGCCGTCGGGGATTTCTTTTTTACACTTGATGCACTCCATGTTTCCCTCCACGTTCTTTTCGGATTGCATAGAAAGTAATTGCTGAAGCCAGCGCTGAACCTACGATCAGGGCGATGCACGCCCATGCAGCCACGGACAAATCTCCGTCGCGAATGAGACCTATGCTCCGAATCTGCGCATCCGCCACAAGGCAGGCAATCAGAGAAAAAGAGAGCAGCATACAAAACAGGGCGAGAACGTAACACATTGTATGCGTAGACCTTATCTGTGCGCTCTGCGCTGCTGCTGTTGCCTCCAGCTTGGCGTTTTCAATCTCGACATGGTGAATCTGCTCGGTCAGTTCTTCCGAGCTTTCTGCGGGCTTGACAAGCCCGAACAGCTCATCCAGCGACAGCCCGAGAACGTGGCACAGCGCGGCAGAGTTATATAGCTTTGGGTCTTGCTGTGTTCCTGCGCATAGCTTCGTCACAGCCGATCTGGAAACGCCGGATTCCTCGACAAGTCTGTCGATGGTGTAATGCTGATCTTCTTTCGCCCGCTTGATGTTCCCCTGATATGCAGAAATATATGGGGCGAGTTCCTGAATTGCTGACATGATATACCTCCATTTTCACATATATTTCGCTGATTTTTCCGCCACTGGTATGGTTTTACCAATTTGAGGGTGGACATTTCTGCCGCTTTTGCTATGCTGGTTACAGGCGCGTGAGAAAGCCCCACCGCCGGTGGAGCGACGGTGGGGCGATCTTAAACATTCCATTATACA